TAGCGCGTACGTACGTATATATATACAATCCCCAGGGTCTCTACAACTCACCCCTTTTTTGCCCCATAGCATACGTCGAAGTTTTTTTGCCGTGTATAATTATACGCCCCTTGGTTACAGCTGTACAAAAGAGGCAGTTTGATGGGCAACCCCTGTATTCTGGTGTTAACGACTGTTAACTGAACAAACCAAATCGCCTATACAACTGATTTACAGTCCAAAAAAATACTTGACTTTTACAGGAAAAAGCTGTAACTTCGCTACGCCTCTCAGGCAATGAAGCTTCGGTACGCTTTGGGGGGCGCTTGAGGGCCCCCTCTGGCGTCCCTACAATGAGTGGAAGTAGACGAGTCGCAGAGAAGCTGTAGAGAGGGTAGCTGTGTCTTCTTCTGAACCTGTATATATACAAGAAAAACAGTTAAGGGATAGTAGTTTATATTTGCGTCATGAAGTGTAAGAAGAAGTACAAGGACGGAGGCAAGGCACCCAACCCAACTCAAAAGTCGCAGGTAACTGCTTTGTTGGAGAAGTTGAACTTGGATGCAAGACCTGTCGTAAGACCCAATAATCTTACTAAGGAGAACCAGCGTAAGAAGGATATTCTTGAGGCGTTGAGATATGAGAGTATGCTGCGTAACTCCAAGAACCAGCGTGTACGTTCAATCTACCGTTCACCCAACGACATGACGATTGAAGGGCTATGATTATAAAGAAAGGCAACACGTGGCAGGTACGTAGCAGCAAAGGGAAGCTGTTGGGGACTCACCCGTCCAAGGAGAGGGCTCAGAAGCAGCTCATCGCCATTGAAATATCCAAAGCAAACAGAAACAAGTAATGGCAGTCTTAACTACAACGATAACCGAAGAGGTGTACCTCAACGGTTCCAACAGAGGGTCTACGAATACAGTTTCTGTGACTGGGGTAAACGACGTCATGCACAGGATTGTAGAGGTCACCTCAAATATTGTAGGGTACACGGAACTGATTTCATTTGACACCTACCCTGGTGGGTCTGTATTTAATCCCAACGACCTCAGATACCTTCGGGTGACGAACGTAGACAAGGCCACTACCCCTACGTCAATCAACCTCAAGGTACAGACAGCAAACAATGAGCATATCGTAGTGCTTGATGCCAACGAGTCGTACGTACTGTTTAACGATAACATCTACGCAGGGACTGGGGTTGACCAGGCATTTACCCTAGCAGACATCAAGACGGTGAAGGCTGCTGGTGCATCCGCAGCTAACTGCCCTGTAGAAATATTTGTAGCCTCTGTCTGATGAAGATTAAAAAGTTCCAAGAGGGCGGTGTCCCTAAAGTGACTCGTAGAGAGCGCAAAGAGAAGCTGTCTGCACAAGATGCAGCTGCACGAGAGTTTATGATGCAGTTCATGAACTCCCCTATGTACAAGGAGATGCTCACCCAGAGCGCAGAGCAAGGGGGGCAGGACCCTCAGATGTTTATGGATGCACGCAGACAGGCCCTGGAGAACCTCCCACCCACTCGCTCTATGCTTGGGGAGAGAAAAACCAGGATAGGCCAGTACGACCCGAACGTCCATAGGATTTCTACCTACGGGGATGTAACCCCAGAGGTCAACGTGCACGAGCTTTCACACGCTACGGACCTTATGTACGATAGAAACGGGGATGTGGGCCTCCCCACTGTAGACGAGGTACTGCTTTCTTCTATGGCTAACCCCATCTACGCCCCATTTAAGCGTAGCTATATGGAGGGGTCTCAGGAGGCTATGCCCTCCCCAGACGAGTTCCTCTCTGCTATAAAGGATACCCCACAGTTTTCTCAGATAGTAGACGTGTTTGTCCCTAAAGGAGTAAACCCAGAGGAGTACTTCGCTACAGAGGAAGGCAAGAACAGCCTCAGCCGCATCTACGAGCTGATAGGAACTGCCGCTATGCCGATAGAAACCAGGGCTAGACTCAACGCTATGAGGTTTATGGGCAAGGAGGCAGGCATATACGACCCCAACACAGAAAGGCTCAGCAGAGAGAAACTCGATGAGATACTCAACCTCTACGAGAAAGACCCCGTCAAGTACCAACAGATTCGTCAGATGAGGACTATGTACACCCCTCAGCAGATTATGGAGATGATGAACAGGGTGACGTACTCCCCAGAAGACCGCCAATCAAATTATGCTTAAATTTGTGAACCATGAACGCTATTAAGAAATATATGGATGGGGGTGCTGGCCCAAAAAGAAAGAAGAAAGGAGCTATCCCAGCTGCTTCTGGTATCGACTTTACGTCTGGATTTGCTTCTGAAGGCCCCGCTCCTCAAACCTGTAGAGATTCTGGAACCTGTACAGGGGCTGCCGCTGGTGGTTCAGGGATAACGGTTAACAGAGGAAGCAGCGGAAATAGCCGTTCTACCCAAAAGGCTGGCACGCTTAGCAATAAGAAGCAGCTCGGAAGAGGAAGAGTTGTTACCCCGAAAGAGATGGAGCGTAACGAAAGAAGACAAGAGCGCAGAAGCATGACCTTCGGAGAGAGAGTGATGAAGAACGCCCAAGAGAAGAAGAACAAGAAGGCAGCAGAAGCCGCAGCTAAACAACAGCGTTACGCAGGACCTAGATTCCTATGAAAGCTATAAAGAATAAGCCCACTACGCAGCAGCCAGCAAAGCCGAAGTACAACGAGGCAGAGCTGCTCCTGTTCGCATCCTCGCAGCGCAACCGCAAGCCTAGCGAGTACGGGGCTATGGTTAAGGGCACGCTGAACAACAACAAGCTGTTGGTGTCTGACTACGAAGCATACCTGGCCAAGAAGAAGTAAGATGAACCTCAGCAAGAACCTGACGCTTGCCGAGGCGACGAAGTCGCAGGTGGCCACCCGCAGGGGGATAGACAATACCCCCAACGCGGAGCAAATACGCAACCTTCAACTCGTCGCTAAACATGTATTTCAGCCCCTACGAGAACACTTTGATGTTCCAATCGGAATCACGTCAGGGTTCCGCTCAAGACAACTCAACACAGCCATCAAAGGAGCCAAGAACTCCGAGCATACTCTCGGTCGTGCGCTCGACCTTGATGCAGATGTTTATGGTGGCGTCACAAACAAGGAGATTTTTGAGTTCATCAAGAACCACCTCGACTTCAACCAACTGATTTGGGAGTTCGGGGACGACAAAAATCCCGACTGGGTGCACGTCTCGTACAGCGAGAAGGGGAATAAGAAGCAGGTGCTGCGTGCAAATAGAGTCCCTGGGTCCTCTAGGACCACCTACTCTACGTTCTGAAGCTCCTTGTACAGCTTGTCTACGATATTCCTGGCTTTCTGAGTCAGCGTGAAGCGTACCTTGTATGCATTCCATCCCTCCTCGCGGAACATAGCGTCCTCGAATGTCTTGTGCGCCCTGTATCTGTCAAAGTAGTGGAAAAGAAGTTCCTTCTGCTGTAGCTGCACGATACACCTGTTGTAGAAGTTGTTCTCGCGTATCTTCATCTGCTTGGCAGCGTACCTCCACGTAAAGAACTCCATGTCGTACGCCCACAACAAGGTGTCTATATGTAGTGGGTCCAGGTCGTACTGCTTCATAAACTTTAAACGTACATTCCTGAAGTTCTTCAAGATGCTTTTCCTGCGAGTATCTATATCTTTATGGAGGAACTCACGGAATACATATTGATTTTTTACTTTTGTACCCATGAAAAGCAGAGTTGAGCGAGACATAAAGTTAGATATGTTCATGACTAAAGCCAAAACCCTGCTATCTGAGATAGACGACTTGGCCGACAGCCTGGACATCAGAGAAGACGTCATCCTCATCAACATCGTATCCGTGATACGCGACTACGACCCAGATGACATGGCAAATATAGAAGCCATGTACCTGTTCAATGTAGCCGATGCTCAAGAGATGTACGACATGATGACTCAGGCTGTGGAGATGTACGAAGTAGAACACGGGAAAGAAATTCAAAAAAATCGGCTGTCTGCGACAGACCACCTCTTCAAAGACGGCTTTATATCACCAAATTAAATGGAGGGACTTATCAGAAAAATTATCATCGGCAAAGAGCCGAAGACTAACGCCATGGCATACTACATCGGTATGCCTGTAGGGAAGGACAAAGAAAATGTAGTCAGCGCAATCGTGTATGACGATACCACATTTGCTCGTCACAGCAAATCCAGGTATTACATATATTTGCAGGAACCATCGGGGTGTCAAGTGCTGTGGAAAACCATAGACGACATGCCATGTGCAGTTGAATACGATTTGAACTTCTAATGGAGACTAAAAAAAGTAAAGGCCTAGGCGACACCATCGCCAAGGTCACGAAGGCCACTGGGATAGAGGCCGTCGTAAAGAAGGTGGCAGGCGAGGACTGCGGGTGCAAACAGCGCCAGGAGAAACTCAACATCATGTTCCCATATAAGAAGAACTGATGCAGTCTTTACGGGAGTTTATTGTTTACCTGCCGAAGCTGGTGAACGATACCATGACGCTATCTGGTGGGCTTGAGTTGTATGTAGACACCAAGTTCAACGAGTTTGAACACAGGGTAAACGAAGGAGAGGTAATCAGCGTTCCCCATAAATTTAAGACAGATGTAAAGCCTGGGGACACTTTGTATTTTCACCATTTAGTGGTCATCAATGACGGCCAAGAGCTAACAGGTGTAAAACACCATTATTTGGTTAAGTTTGACCCTAAGCTGGCTGTAAACAACCAGGCTATAGGATACAAGAGCAAAGAAACTGGCGTATTTCATCCGCTTAACGGGTGGTCGGTTCTTGCTCCTCACGAAGAACCAAAGCAGAAGAAGTCTGAAATCATAGATGTAGTAGAGTTTGAAGAGCCTCCAGTAACCAAAGGGGTGGTAGCGTTTGATTCTGATGAGCTTGCGGCTATAAACGTAAAGAAGGGTGACGTGGTGGGGTTCAAGAAGAATCACGACTACAGGTTTAAAATCGACGGATTGGAATACTACAGAACTCGCGTAGAAGACCTTATGTATGTCCAGACAGAAGAAGTTTGACGCAGAGGACGCCATCGACAGGCTTATGAATAGCATGTCCGAGGCAATCAACAATATGATTGAAGAGGTGCGTAGGCCTATCGACCCAGAGGCGTCTGGAGCTGGAAGGAAAGCAGAACTTCAGTCGGTGAAGCAGACAGCCGTAGACTGCCAGGACCTTATCAAGAAATACCAAGAACTGGCAGACATGAAGAAGGAGTTAGCGTCTTCTGGAGAAATCAAAGAGGATAAAGATTTCAAGGCAGGGTTTGCAGAACGGTTTAGCAAATGAAGACTATTGTGTTTCACTCTAACCAGTTAAGCGTTAGCGGAACCGAGGTAGCTCTGTACGACTACGCAGAAGCAAATGAGGTTGTCTTAGGAAATAAATCATACATAGCTTCAAGAAAAAACTCAGACCTTTTCGCTTTAAAGAAGTTTGAAGATAGGTTCGAGGTGTTTTTATATGAAACAATAGACGAGTTAGAAAATTTTTGTTCTAGCGTAGGCGCCTATGGCATTTATTACCTTCGTTCCGGGGAGACGGAGTTTATTCTAAAAAGCGTAAAAAACTTTGTTCATGTTGTTTTTAACATAAACGAGCCACACGGAGACAAATACATATACGTCTCTAAATGGCTGGCAAAAGTAAACAACAAGCCAGATGATTATATACCTCATATAGTCACGCTCCCAGATGTAAGCGGAGACCTAAGGGAAGAATTGAATATACCTAAAGACGCCTTTGTCTGGGGCAGACATGGGTCAAATACTCAGTTTAATGTCTGCTTTACCACGGTTGAAGTCTACAATTTTGCAGTTGAAAATCCAAACACCTACTTCTTGTTTATGAACACGGGTAAGTTCTGTCCAGACCTACCAAACATTATACACTTATCCCCTAACTATGACCTAAAGTACAAGGTGAAGTTTATAAACACATGCGACGCAATGATTCATGGAAGAGTTATGGGAGAGTCTTTTGGGTTAGCTATAAGCGAGTTTTTGTTTATGGATAAGCCAGTGGTAGCTTGGACTGGAGGGCATGACGAGAACCACAGGGTGATGATGGAGCACACAGGTCTTATGTATTCGAATAAAGAAGATTTAAAGCGGCTGTTATCTAAGAAAAATTTTGAATATGAACCAGGATATTTTAAAAAAATAGTCGAAGAGTTTTCTCCAGCCAATGTAATGCGTAGATTTGATGAAAAGTTTCTAAACTGAATTAAATGGAACTGTGTCTGAACATGATTGTAAAGGACGAAGAGTCCTGCATAGAGCAATGCATAAAAAGTGTTGCTCCTTTTATTTCGTACTATGTCATCGTAGATACAGGGTCTAAAGACAATACGATACAAAAAATCAAGGAGGTAACTGAGGAACTAGGAATACCTGGAGAAATACACGAAAGACCCTGGGTTGATTTCGCACACAACAGGACAGAAGCTCTGAGATTAGCTTTAGGAAAGTGTGACTACAGATTTATGATGGATGCGGACGACTTGTTTATTCCAGACGAAGGCGTAAACCCTTTTGAAGGAATTGACAAGACAAAATCGTCTCACGGTATACTACTGAAATTTGGTGGCCTTGAGTACACTAGAAATTTTTTGTTTAAGTCAGATGATGACTGGGTGTTTAAAGGCGTGCTTCACGAATACCCGCATATTGACGATGAGGACGCCAACTCCCGTAGAGGATTTGTCATTCCTAAGTGCTATATAAAGGCAGATATATCTCCGCTAAAACGAGCAAACTCTCTTATAGAGAAGTATGCAAACGATGCTAAAATATTAGAGAAGGCCTTTAAAAAAGAACCAGACAACACCAGGTATGCTTTCTACCTTGCTCAGTCTTACAGGGATTCTCAGCAAAAAGAAAAGGCAATAAAGGCTTACAGAAAAAGAGCCAGCATGAAGGGGTGGGATGAAGAGGTATATATGTCTCTTCTTCAAGTAGCCATATTGCTTGAAGAGACCAAAAGACCCATCAAAGAAGTCATAGAGGCCTATAGTTTAGCGTGGGAATACAGACCACACAGACTTGAGGCGGTATACTATTTGATGAGACTTCTTCGTTTGAGCAACAGATATGTGCTTTCATTTACATATGGCAATATGGCGGCTCAGAATTACAGAGATGTAGACGTACTGTTTGTTAGCGCTCCAATAAAAAACTGGATGTTTTTAGATGAGTACTGCATGGCCGCGTACTACGTTGGACAGCCACAGTTAGCTTACGAAAATGCAAAGAACTTCATAGAGTCAGATAAATTCAAAGAAGTTCCAGAAGAAGAACAAGCCAGGCTGTTAAAGAATTTCTCTTACTACGAAAGCAAAGTAAATGAAACGAAAGAAAAAAATAGTTGATTGTTTTACGTTCTACAACGAATACAACATGCTTAAGTTCAGGCTAACTGAACTTTACGACACAGTAGACCACTTTGTAATAGTAGAAGCTGACAAGACTCATGCTGGCGCTAACAAAGAGATGAATTTATTGAAGGTAGAGGAGGATATAAAGCAGTTTCTTGATAAGGTTATATACATTCAAGTCACTGATATGCCTGTTGGTGATGATGCATGGGACAGGGAAAGACATCAACGCAACTGTATATCTAGGGGTCTTGATGTTCTTGACCTTCAGGGTGACGATGTGATTACCATAACTGACTGCGACGAAATCCCAGACCCAGGTGTCTTGAAGGAGTCTACCGATTTAGTTATACTTCAGCCCATCACGCTGCGTCAGGATATGTACTATTATAATCTAAACACTAGGCTTAAAAGCAAGTGGTATCATCCTAAACTAGCGACATATGAACTTGTGAAAACATATAGAGGAACTGAAAACATAAGGATGTCTTACACCACGCATATGATTGAAAACGGAGGGTGGCATTTCTCTTATTTTGGAGACATAAAGATGATTCAGAACAAGCTGATGCATTTTGCTCATCAAGAGTTTAATACAGACGAGTTTACTAGCGAGGATAATATTAAAGACGCTATAGCAAATCACAGAGATTTATTTAAACGCGACGGAATTGATTACGAGTTTGTAGACATAAAAGACAACTCGTACCTTCCTAAAAACTATAAAATGCTTTTGTAATGTATAGCGTTATTATCCCAACCATCTGGAAAAATCTCCGAATCATAGAACTCATTGAGCAGTACAATGACTGCCCACTGGTCAGCGAGATTCTTCTGATAGACAACATGCCTGAGAAGAAGGTGGAGATGCCTTACTACGAGAAAGTAAATGTCATCCACAGCGGAGAAAATCTATACGTAAATCCTTCGTGGAATCTTGGGGTAGAGCATGCTGAGAACGAAGACATCATCATCTCAAACGACGACATATCGTTCGATGTCAACGCTACACTTGATTTCATGAAAGACCAGGAGTACGGGTGTGCTGGAGTACATCCTATCTCTATAAACGCAGAAGACGAACACCCGCTAGAGATTTATGACGGAGACTATATAGGTCATGGCTGGGGCGTGCTCTTGTTTGTAAAGAAGTCTAAATACCAACCAATTCCATCTGAGCTTAAGATTTGGTTCGGAGACAACTACATAGCCAATACGTGCTTCCCGAACAAAAGCGTTTTGATGAATCTCTACACGGAGATGTCTTCTTCATCTAGCAGCAAAGAGTTCCTGAGTATTATCAGAAACGATATTTTGGAGTATAGGGCTAAATTTGCTGTGTGAGAGTTAAGAAGAAAAGAGACTACAAGAAAGAGTACGAGAAGTACGGGAAGACGGAGGCAGCGAAGAAGTATCGCGCTGAACTCAACCAGTACAACAGAGAAAACGGAACTTATGGGAACGGTGACAAAAAAGACGCCGCCCATGATTCGAATGGGAAGATAAGTGGTTACATTAGCGCCTCGAAAAACAGAGCCCACAATCGCCCAGCAAAACGAAACAGCAAATAAGCTCCCTTAGCTCAGTTGGTTAGAGCGCGACGCTTATACCGTCTAGGTCGCTGGTTCAAGTCCAGCAGGGAGTACAACGGAAACCCTTAAACATGTTAGACACCCTTACAACTATGGTTGATTCACTGCCAGCGGTAGTGGACACCCTCGCAGCAGTTGCAGATACTGCAACGGTTGCTGTAGAAGCACCGAACGAAGCGGTCGCTGAAACCAGCTGGGTCACACTTGGGAACCTCATGGAGATTCTCGTGGCGCTGATGGTGCTGGTAAAAGTAATCGTGAACCTCACGCCGACGGAACGTGACAACAAAGTCTTCGGACTGGTTGACTCTATCCTGAACGCTGTAGTTCCCGATAGAAGAAAGGCGTAAGCCCTTTAGGTCAGGTAGCTCAACTGGTAGAGTGTTTGGTTTTTACCGAGCGGCTGCGGGTTCGAATCCCGCCCTGACTGCAATCGCACCCGTAGCTCAGCAGGATAGAGCAACTGCCTTCTAAGCAGTCGGTCACAGGTTCGAATCCTGTCGGGTGTACAATTCAATTCAAATGAAGGTTAAACTGCTTAACATCACCCCTGATGCTGAAAGGCATATCGTCGAAGTTGCACGTGTTTCTAGCTCTCGCGAGAATAAGAAGGAGAATTATGAGTCGCTCATAAAGTATCTCATCATGCATAAGCACTGGTCTCCGTTCGAGCACTCTTACATGACGTTCGAGATAGAGACCAGCAAGGCGATTGCCATCCAGCTTCTTAGGCATAGAAGTTTTACGTTCCAAGAGTTTAGCCAGAGATACCAGGACGTGAATATGCTCGGCAACCTGTTCGAGCCAGTGGAACTTCGCTACCAGGCCTCAAATAACAGGCAATCATCTACAGAGCCAGTAGACAGCATCGTTTTAAACAACAAGGTGCAGATGGTGCTGGCTGCATGTGAGCAACTCTACAACAACCTTATTGAATGCGGTGTGTCTAGAGAGACAGCCAGGATGGTTCTCCCTATGGCTACAAAGACCAAGCTGCATATGACTGGTAGCGTGCGTTCTTGGATTCACTTCTTAGACATTCGTGACGACGGTCACGCTCAGTTGGAGATTCAGTTTGTTGCAAAGGCGATTAAGTCTATATTTGCAGAGCAACTGCCTTCGATAGGCCGTGCGCTTAAATTCACTTAACTTCATAAAATGAAGAACGTCATTCTTTTTGCTGGCCTTGTAGCCGTGTTTGCTTCTTGTTCACCTGCTAGCCAAATCGCTCGTAACAAGCGTTACTACAAGCGTAAGGAACTTAACGCCAGCGGACCCCTGTTCCCAGGAACCCGTCCCTGCTGCGTCAGCTGCGCCCAGGTTAGTTTCTAATGTCCTCTTTAGTAGACATTGAGGGCTACAAAGAGAAAGGAATTAAGATAGACCCCAACGGAAGCCACGGAGAAGTCATAGAGCTTCACGGGCTTCTTGTTGTTTTACCCAAGCGCCCTCCAAAGAATCAGATACTGTTCCACGACCTGCCTAAAAAAGAGCAGAGGTGGTCCAGGATTTCTGTTCCTCATGAGCTACTCAAGGTAAAGTCTATGGATGAGTGGATGGAGAAGCCCCCAGAATTTAGGGCTAAGTTCTCCCCATATATCGAGCAGGAGTTTAACAGAAGAAGGAATGGGGTGTGGTTTTATAACAACGGAGAGCCCACATACATCACTGGGAGGCACTACATGTTCTTGCAGTGGAGTAAGATAGACATCGGCTATCCGTCATATCTCAAGTTTCAACGTGAAATATTTCTTCATCTGGCTGCTTGTGAGGCTGATAGCCGTTGTGTGGGTCAGCTTTACACTAAGTGTAGACGCTCTGGTTACACTAATGTCTGCACTTCTATCCTTGTGGACGAGGCTACGCAGGTTAAAGACAAACTTCTTGGCATACAGTCGAAGACTGGTAAAGACGCACAGGAAAACATCTTCATGAAGAAGGTGGTTCAGATATTCCAGTCTTACCCGTTTTTCTTCAAGCCTATCCAGGATGGTACCACCAATCCGCGTATGGAGTTGGCGTTTAGAGAACCGTCCAAGAGAATCACCAAGAACAACAAGACGTCGTACACAGGTGATGCGCTTAACACCATAATCAACTGGAAGAACACCACCAACAACGCATATGACGGTGAGAAGTTGCATATGCTGTACCTCGATGAGGCTGGTAAGTGGGAAAACCCATCGGACATCAGAGAGGCGTGGAGGATTCAAAGAACCTGCCTTATCGTAGGTAAGAACATCGTAGGAAAGGCTTTGGTTGGGAGTACGGTGAATCCTATGAAGAATGGAGGAGAGCATTACAAAAAGCTGTGGGAGGACAGCAACCCATACGAGCGTAATGCCAACGGAAGAACCAAGAGCGGACTGTACAAGATATTCATCCCTGCCTACGAAGCCCTTGAGGGGTTCTTTGATGTATATGGTAATCCTATCGTAGAAACACCAGAAAGCGAGGTGGAATCTATGGACGGAGGATACATTAAGTCAGGAGCAAAAGACTACTTGCGAAACGAAAGGGACAGCCTCAAGCACGATTCATCAGAGATGAATGAGGTTATTAGACAGTTCCCATTTACTGAGGACGAGGCGTTTAGGGACAGCGTGTCTGGCAGCATCTTTAACGTAGGGAAGATTTACGAGCAGATAGACCACAACCAAGACCTGTTCCCAAACCCAGTTGTACGAGGAAACTTTATATGGGAGGAGAAGGACAAGAAGGTAATTTTTTCCCCAGATGTAAACGGAAGGTTCCATGTATGCTGGATGCCTCCTGCGGAAGAACGGTGTGTGATGCAAGAACACAGGGGGCAGCGCGTTGCCCCATTCGCTGACTATGGATGCGGCGGGGTTGACTCCTATGACATCGACGCCACGGTGGATGGAAGGGGCTCTAAAGGTGCCCTGCACATGTACAACAAGTTTTCCATGAACAGGCCTCCTAACATGTTTGTGGTGGAGTATGCCTCTCGTCCAGACATGGCGAAGATTTTTTATGAAGACGTATTGATGTGTGCTTTCTTCTATGGCTACCCACTTCTCATAGAGAACAATAAATACGGTATCGTACGTTACTTTGAGCAGAGGGGGTATGACGGCTATATCATGGAAAGGCCAGAGCACCTCAAGGTGGCTGGGGCCCCCACCAGCTCTAAGACAAAAGGCGTTCCATCAAACTCTCAGGACATCCTACACGCTCACGCCCAGGCCATAGAAAGTTTTGTACACAATCACGTAGGGGTCAACTACGATACAGGAGAGATGGGCAAGATGTATTTTGATAGAACGATGGAAGATTGGATAGGATTTAAGATTCACGACCGTACTAAATATGATTTGTCTATCAGTTCTGGCCTTGCTCTTTTGGCTGCGCAAAAGGCTAAAGAAAAGCGAGTTGTGACATTTGAAGACAAGAAGTTTTTTAGGACGTACAAGGCCATCGGCTGATTTTGTTATATTTGCATGATGCTTTTTAGTATCTAGGCAATAATGTATAACAAGGACAATAGAAACACAGGTGGATTTCCTGACCCGCTAGCGGAAACCGCGATTAAAGAGGGTAAGGAGTACGGCCTGAAATACGCAAAAGCTATTGAGTCTCAGTGGGGTAGCCTAAACAGTAACGACTCTTTGTTTAGCAGACGTAATTCTACGTTTGAGAAGTCTAGGAACTACGCCAACGGGACACAGGATACCTCTATCTATAAGCAGCTTCTGCATACACTTGACCCGAATAACAATGACGGAAGCCTTCTGAACATAGACTACACCCCAGTCCCTGTTCTTCCGAAGTTCGTCCGTGTTGTAGTAAATAAGATTCTCTCTAGAGACCCATACCCAAACCTCGAAGCCATCGACCCGCTTTCGTCTTCAGAGAAGAACGACAAGAAGCGCAGAATTGAGATGCAGGTAGAGGCTAGAGAGCAACTCCTGGCTCTTAAGCAGCAAACGGGACTTGTGCTCGACATCGACCCAGAACAGCTTCCAGAGACTCTCGAAGAGGCTGAAATCTTTATGGGGACTAATACCAAGACGGACGCAGAGATTGCCGCCCAGATTGGCACGAGCATGACGCTTTCGTGGAACAATTTCAACGACGGTGTTTATAGACGATGCGTCAACGACCTGGCTGCTTTGGGGATGGCTGTGGTAAAGCGCAGGAACGACCCCAACTCTGGCATAGTCACTGAGTACGTAGACCCCGCTAGATTTGTGCATAGCTATACGGAGGACCCGAACTTTGACGACATCGTATACGCTGGAAGCATTAAGCGCATCAGCCTTAACGAACTCCGCCGCCTTGCAAACGGAGAGTTTGACGAGGAGACGATGAAGAAGATTGCCACGAAGGTCAAGAACAAAGCAGGGAATGACCCTTCTGCAATCGACAAGTACAAGTACGACGACAAGCTCAAGAAGAACGTGTACGGATATGACGAGTACATGGTTGACATCATGGACTTTGAGTTTATCTCTGTAGATAAGATTTACTTCGAAGAGAAAGAGAACAGATACGGGAACAAGAACTTCTTTTACAAAGGGTTTGAGTATGAGGAGCGTCCTGGGAGCGTATACGAAAGAGTCCCACATATGATGACTATCTCCACAGTATATGGTGGAAGCTATGTGATGGACTGCGACAACTATATGTTTGGCTATGGTCGCGTAAAAAACATACCGAAGAACGTACACGACATCACCAAGGCTCGTATGTCTTATTCTGTAGTTGCCACCAACTTCATGAATATGATGCCTAAGAGCATGGTGGACAGCTGTATCGGGTTTGCTGATATGTTGCAGCTTACCCACCTGAAGATTCAGCAAGCCATCGCAAAGGCAAAGCCAGACGGACTCATCATCGACATCGAAGGGCTGGAGAATGTACAGCTTGGAAAAGGTGGGGAGTTGCAGCCTCTTGAACTTCATGACATCTACGAACAGACGGGCGTCTTCTACTACAGAAGCAAGAATCCAGAGGGGGGTTTCCAAAACCCGCCTATCAGAGAAATCGGGAACAGCATCAGAAACATCAATGAGCTGATTGGTATCTACAATCACTACCTCAGGATGATTCGCGATGTGACTGGAATCAACGAGGTGATGGATGCATCAACTCCGAAAGGCGATGCGCTGGTCGGCGTAAGAGAACAGGCTATCGCCGCTTCAAACAACGCTACCTACGACATCACGAACGCCTCTATGATTCT